GTATGTGGGCCCTCCTGTCTGTAACCATAGCTGTTCATGTGCGTTCTGTACCCTCAAAATAAACCCTCTCCAATCACACGCGAACTAGCAAGCTATCAATCTATCAGCAGCGGCTCAAATTTTCCGAAATTCCCGCTTGACACTCTCCCCGACCACATGAGACAATACCGCTGCAAGCGAAACACCCCAACAGCACCCGAAAGGAGGAAACCCAATGCCATACGTAAACAAAATCAAACGTACCATTACCACAAGCGCGTGCCTAGGCCAGTGCGTCAATGAGTACGGGGAATTCGAAGATTTCGTTGACGTCATCGCGCAGGATGTGTCCTGCGACAAAGCCAGTGTCATTCTTCGCAAGAAGTGGCACAATCAGTCAATCGTAATTAACAAAATTGATAAAGAAACCCATGTGTACGAAATGTCCGTGGAAGAGTTCATTGCAACAGCCAATCAGATTGAGTAAAGGAGAAAACACTCATGGCAGAAGAAATCACCTTCGCAAACGAAACCGCCTCTATTGAAACCGTACGCGAAACAACGTGTTCCGCACTCGCGTTCGACACTATGTCTCGTGCGGGAAAGGTGAAGCTTTTTAATGCACTCAATTCCGCCGAATCGCTTACTGATTCTCACATTGACCGCCTGACGCTGGAGGGCATCATCGTTCAGTCCGGCACTCGCATTGACGCAGCAACGGGAGAAGTAGAACCTGCCAAGTTCACTACTTTCATCACCAAAGACGGAGCGTATTTCTCGCAGTCAGACGGCATCGCGCGTTCGGCTGAAAATCTCGTTGCCGCTTTCGGCGAGGACTTCGCGGACGAGCCAATTACCGTCGAGTTCGGTATGAAACCGCTTCAGGGTGGCCGTTCCCTGAAGTATTTCAGCGTGGTTCTGTAACATAACGGCATCAAAGGTTGGGAAGAGTTAAGGGCTGCAAATAGCAGCCCTTTTTAGTCCGAGGGGCGATACCTATGGCGAATACAGTCGATGTAAGCTTGGATGATATTCGTACTTTGCAAAAGCGAACGCGCGACAAGGAATACCGATTGCGTAAGCAGGGAGCATCACAGGAGAGTATCGACAAGGTATCGCCGCGTGAATCATGGGGAAGCGTAAAGGCCATGACGCCTGTTCAGCGTAGGCGCTATGCCAGGCGGCTCGACCGATTCAATAAAAAAAGCTCTTATGTCGGCTCGGCTTCTGGCGATGTTATTCCCAAGTCATATATTACCCAGTCGCGTCGGCTTATCAAGGCTCACAACAAGTTCGTTGCGAGCGAGACTAGGCGCATACAAGGCATTGCGCCTGATTTGTGGGAGCAGTATCGAGCGCATCAGAAGGGGTTGTTGGCCCATCAGGAATCTATTGGCGGCTTGTTGACGCCTATCGATGTGGATAAAATGACAGAACCGCGTTCGTTGGCTGTGGCTAAGCGACGTGTTAAGAATTTCGAAGCTCGAAATAAGCATAAGTTCGCTTATTATCGCAAGATTCAGAAGAGGAATATGATGACGATGCTCGATACGCTTGGATTATCCGATTTGAGCGAACTAGTTAGAAACATGACTCCTGACCAGTTCGATATAGCGTCTTCGGTTTTGCCAGTGTGGGAGCTTATGTCCGTCGAGTATGTGTCGGCTGCGTCGCGCGTGCCAGGGACTCGGGTTCGTCCTATGAGCAGCGATACGTTCGACGATATACGGTCTTATCTGTATAAGGCATACGCCATTGGCGGCGGTTACGACGAGCTTAAAGTCATTGCACGTCTCGATAAGACCAGGAGGAAACGTGAGCTTGCGGGTATGAAGCGCACAGCTAAGAAAATGGTTCAGGCTCGCGGTTCGAATATCATTTAGTCATGCCCTCCGTTTTTACTGCCGACTTCGAAACAACGACGGACCCAGACGATTGCCGCGTTTGGGCCTGGGCAGTTTGCGAGGTCGCGAACTCAGACAACATAAAATATGGCAACTCAATCAAGTCGTTCATGAATTGGCTATCTCGTGGCGAATGTTCCGTGGCCTGGTTTCACAACCTCGGGTTCGATGGAAAATTCATTATCGACTATCTGATGCGCTGCGGTTACGAATGGGTTCCCGAATATCCCCGCTGTGGAGAATTTACCTCGCTCATTTCGAATAAGGGTAAATTCTACCAAATCGAGATTCATTTCATGAATGGGCAGCGGGTCATTTATCAGGACAGTTTGAAGGTTTTTCCCATGTCTGTGGACAAATTGGGGAAAACTTTCAACACGCCTGAACAAAAAGGCCATATTGATTATCGGGCGTATCGCGAGCCTGGGCACAAGCTAACGCCGGAAGAAGTCGAATATATCTGCCATGACGTGCAGATACCTGCGCACGCGCTTTACCAGAACTTCGAGCAGGGTTTGGAGAAAATGACTATCGGCGCGAACGCGTTCGACTTCTTTAAGAAGCAGCTCGGTAAGAAGAAATTCAAGGCATGGTTTCCGACGCTTTCGCTCGAAGCCGATGCCGATATACGCAAGTCGTATCGCGGCGGCTTCACTTACGTGGAGCCCGAGTATGCTGGCAAGGTCGTGGGGCCTGGCGTGTCGGTGGACTACAACTCGATGTATCCCTCGGTCATGAAGAAGTATCCCTATCCTTGCGGCGTGCCTATCCTTTTCGACGGCAAATATGAATACGATAAGCAATATCCACTTTATGTTCAACGAATGGTCGTTGAATTCTCCCTCAAAGAGGGTGGAATACCATGCATTCAGCTTAAAGGCAGGGGGTTCTACGGACAGCACGAATATGTGCGCGAGACTATTTCTCCAGTTGAGATAACCGTTACTTCGGTCGATTGGGAGATTATGCAGCGCATGTATGATATCGACGTTATCGAGTACGTGGGTGGCTACAAATTCCAGCAGCGGACTGGCATGTTCGATGAATATATCGATTATTGGGGGCATGTGAAGGAAACGTCAACGGGCGGAATGCGGCAGCTCGCGAAATTCATGCTCAACAACCTGTATGGCAAATTCGCGACGAACCCCGACGTTACCTCGAAACGGCCTGTGATGATTGACGGCACCGTGCATTACGTGCTCGGCGAAGCTGAATATCGCGACCCTGTGTATCTTCCTGTGGGGACGTTTTGCACCGCCTATGCCAGGCGCGAATTGCTGTTCGCCATCATGGATAATCGCGACCGTTTTGTTTACTGCGATACTGATTCGATGCATCTGCTCGGCACTGAAATGCCAAGCGGCATACCTATCGACGATAAGGCACTATGCAATTGGAAGGTTGAAGGTTCATTCAGCAGGGCGAAGCACCTGCGTACTAAGGCGTATATTTGGGATTTAAACGGGAAATTTTCGGTCACGTGCGCAGGTATGCCCGATTCGGTAAAAGAGTTGGTCACTTGGGACAATTTCGATTATGGCTTTTCGAACACCAACGAGAACGGCGATATCATTCCAGGTCACGCAAAGCTCATGCCTAAAACCGTCCCCGGCGGCGTGGTTCTGGTTGACAGCGTGTATAGGCTTCATCCATAATGTAGGCGCTCGGTGCGTTCTTTTCATGCCGCAGGCGGATAGATGGCGCGAACGCAACCCTAACAGGGACCGCGCCCAGTGGGCACACTTCCATGGGCTAGGAACGTGAGCTGGGCAACATGAGAAACCCCACCCGAAACACGGGATGGGGTTTCGTGCTATTATAGGGCCGTTCATATCGTCGCGAATATGGAGGTGCTAGTATGGACGAAACCCAGGCGGCAGAGAGTGAAGCCGAGGAAACCCGCGAAGAGGAAAGCGGAAACAGTGCCGAGGAAGAGGAAGCCCAGGAACAGCAGGAAGTTGAAGAACATGATTGGGGCGAAGTGGAACAGCTTCGCGAGCAATTCGCAGCGATGCAAGACGAGCTCGCCGCTGTGAAAGAAGCGCTCGCGACCATTTCCATCGGTCGTGAGGACGCGGACACTGACCCCGAGCTGGAAGATTTCGGCGAGGATGGCGAAGCCCTTGACCTCGATTCTATGCTCGGATTGTAAGGAGATACCATGCCAAAATCTAAATTGACAAATGAAGAGGGACGCTTGAATCTGACCAACGCCCAGATTCTTGATACGGTGCGCAAGTACGCGCCCAACGACTACAAAGAACGCGTACCTGCCACGACGCAGGGCAGCGTCGTGGCAACATTGCAGGCGATGAACAACTATACGCCGAACTGGGATGTTTTCTGGAACGTGTTCCTCGGTCGTATCGGTCGTGTCCAAATCAATGACCGAATGGACTTCACGAACCCGCTCGCAAAACTCAAGCGTCCTGCGTTGCGTTATGGCCGCACCATTCAGGAAGTTCAGGCGAATCTTATCAAGGCGCGTGCATATGACGCTAAGGCGGAGAACGTTTTCGGTCGCGAGGGCCGCGAGCCTGATATCCATCAGATTTTTCATACCGAGAATCGTCGTGACAAATACATTATCAATATCCCTATGGAGGACGTGTTGAGAGGTTCGTTCATTGAGGGCGAATCCATTTCGGCGTTTTTCAACTCGCTCACCGAAGCTCCGATTGCTTCTGCGAACAACGACGAGTATTTGCTGATGCGCTCTCTCGCACAGAATTATGATAATCTGTGGGGCTTTTGGAACATTCAGGTTGATGACCTGCACAACTTGGGGAACGACCTGAATACTCAGATTGAGCGCGGCATCAAACTTATTCGCGCAATGAACGCCACCTATACCAAGATGAAGTATTTCCGTACCGAGTATTCGCCCGAGGGTCGAAACAAGGGCTTGGCATCCAAGTCTAACCGCCTTATCGCGATTATCGACGCTGACGTGAACGCCGCCTTGGAAGCAGCCAACATGTCTTTCGCTTTCCACAGTGAGGGCCAAAAGCTCGTGGCTGACGATATCATTGTTCTCGACGAGCTGCCAATTTCGGGTTGCCAGGCACTTTTGCTTGATGAAGAATGGTTCCAGGTTGCGGATACGCTTGGTCCGCTTTCCATGGTTTCGCCTATGAACCCCGACAATCTTTCCTACAATACCTTCTACCATATCTGGCAGGTGCTTTCGTACTCCATCTTCCTTGGCGCTACGATGTTCTCCACGCGCCCAGATTCGGAGATTACGGCTGCCCAGGCAACTTACACGGGCGTTACCCTGCAGGATGCTGCAGGCAACACGTCCTCTAATATCCAGCCGGGCGAGGATGTTCAGCTTATCGCCAAGGTCACGGGCACGAATTCGCCCAATCAGGCCGTTGTCTACTCCATCAAGGCGTTCAACGGTCGTGGCGCGGTTCAGACGCTCCCTGCTGAAATGTTCGTGGATTCGAACGGCGTTTTCCACTCGGGCAACTGCCACGATATCGACAAGGTGACTATTGCGGCAACGTCTGTCGCCGATTCGCAGTATCAGGCGCTCTACACCGTCACCGTGGCAGGCGCAACCTATATGACGGCCCTCGCAGGCGAGGACGTCAATGTCAAGGTTGGCGCTAACGCAACTTCCGCGTTGACGTGGACCCCTTCGGGCGGCACTGACAAGAGCTATGAAGCCTACAGCGCAGACGATTCAATTGCAACCGTCGCCGCTGTGGCAGACGATGTTCTAACTGTGTCTGGCATCGCCGAGGGCTCTACCACCATCGTGCTCGTCGCGAAGGGCGGAGACCCGACCAAGCCAAACGTTGTTGCAAAGGTAAGCGTGACCGTTACCGCGTAAGCAACCTGATGGCTTATAATGAGGGCTGTTCGCAAGAGCAGCCCTTTTTCTTTAAGGAGGATATATGCCAGACATTCCCCAGGTTTTGACGCCGAACACATGGCCAGTCGGCACCGAAGTGGTATTGCTGCAGGTGCCTTGGGACGCGAATTACCGCGATATCGTGATTTGGGACAATCAGCAACAGCGAGACGATTATTTCGATATGGCTTACGCGTGCGATTCGAAGCGATGGACTTCGGCCAAATTCTCGTATCTTCCGCCGAATGAGCCTATCAATATACCTGTTCCGTATTCGGCAGCGTATAAATATAATTATGTGGTTGTGCAAAACCCGATGCAGCCCGTCGAATACGAGGAGCAGCCTATTCGTTTGTGCTATTTCATCACGTCCGCGAGCTATATCAACCCGCAAACGACGATGATTACCCTGCAGTTAGACGTTATCCAGACGTACCAATTCGGCGTATCCATCGACCGGTTGTTCGCAGTATCGGGACACGCGGCCATTTCCAACACGGCCATGAACCAAAGCCTTACTGCTATCACGGGCAACGTCTTGCGCCGATATTGCGATATAGACGAGGGCGTGAGTGTAGGCAACACGTATGCGATTATCGGGAAGGAATGGTTTCCGTTCACCGAGCCGGACAGCGGGGAGCTTGGGTGGGTTATCGTCACGTCTACGGCCAATTTGGCTGCTGACCCTGGCACGATTGATTCGCCGAACCTCAACGTGGCTGACGGACAATCGGCGGACGGCTTGCCATCGGGCTGCAATGTGTATTCCATGCGTCAAACCGTGTTCAAGCAATTCATGGAAGCGTTGCAGCAGAAGTCATGGGTAGCCCAATGCATCGTGTCAGTAACGACTTTTCCTTCGCGTCTTTTGAGTGCGGGCCCAGAGGTTGAGCTTTTCGGAAATTCTGGCGTCATGATGCATTTCATAGGCGATACCGACGCGCTCACAGGAAAACGATATATCGAGATTACCGATATCTACAAGAAGCTTTCTGATTGGGGTTTCGGGCAGGATTACACGCTGCAGCCCTATAAGAAGCTGCTATGCTACCCATATTCAGTGATTGAGCTTACGACGTACTCGGGAAACTCTATTTTCTTGCGACCCGAGCTTTTGTGGGGGAGCAAGATTTCGTTGCTCGCCGTGTGTTGCGCCATCGCGCCTTTCGCGCGTATAGCCATGGTGCCCACGTTATACAACTGCAATGGCTCTGATGAATCGTTTGAGGATGATACTTATCAATTCGTCAGGCTTGGCGACGGAAAACCCAGCACATGTGTTATCGGCAGCGGAGATTTTTTGGACACGGCTTTGTGGCTGACGGATTTCCCGCAGTTCTCCATCGTCAACAACAACTACATCACGTATATGGCATCGACCACGAACACGCGTCAGTATCAGTATTCCAACGCAGCGTGGTCGCTTGACAAATCGAATATGGGAGCGCAGAACGCCTACAACAACGCCATGCTCGGGGCGGAGAATACCCAGGCGAATTTCAATGCATCGCCTAACGGGCTCGCCAATGCTATCGGACAGCAGGCAGTTACAGCCCCAGTGGTTTCGCTGGACGGCTTCGGAGGATGGGCATCGCCATCCATAGGCGGACTTGTCAACGGGGCATTAGGCAACGCCATGGGTCAGATTGGCGCTAATTCATGGGGTTCCGCGCAGGATATCGTCGGCAACATGACGGGCGCGACGCAGAATGCCAACAACGTCAACCTTGCGCGGCAGGTCGCAGGCAACAATCTCAATCTCGCCAATCAAGTAAATCAAGGCGATTACGAGAATGCCATTCGTGGAATCAATGCAGCCTATCAAGATGCCCAGCTCACACCGCCATCTACAGCGGGACAGCTCGGCGGAAATGGGTTTATGTGGAAGAACGGCCTTTCAGGATTCGGCATCGTATACAAGCAGGCATACGGCGCGGCTTTCCAGGGCGCGTGCGACTACATGCTCCGGTATGGCAACCAGATTCACCGCTATATCAATATCAAAGGCGACATGACAAAGCTCAAAGTCATGAAGAAGTTCTCTTACTGGAAAGCGTCGGAAACATATATCGACTGCGCCAAGGCCAATGAAGCGGAGAAAGACGTCATTCGCGGCATCCTAGAACGCGGCGTGACCATCTGGGGGAACCCAGACGATATCAAGCATACCGAGCTACGTCCGACTGACCAAGCCGAGTACAACGCTCCGCTGTATAATATCTCGTATTGATGAAAGGAGAGCGAATGACACCTGCAATTTTCGACCCAGCCGAATTCGTGCCGCCTGATGTTGCATGTTTCGGAAAACGTTATACGAAAAGGTGGCAAGCTTCGGTAAAGCAATACCGCACATACGATTATTGGCGGCAGCTATTTTGGACTGCCGCCATTTCCCGCTTCGAATGGAGCGGATTGCCTGAGGGCATGGACGCGCGATACCTCGAAACGCTTCTTTGCGGTTGGGGCAGCTTCGCCGCTACCAAGCGCTCGACTTCTGGCATCATGACGTATTGGGCGGGGCGCATGACACCCGTAGGCAACCTCGATTTGTACAGAAACCCGAACACCATCGATATTTATAGTCCGAACGGCAACCGCCAGCGCCGCCATTGCAACTATTGGTTCGACCGCTCGGGCTCAAACCAATACACCAAGAAATGCGAGATTATGCATCCCGATGCGGTTATCTGTTGGGACAACCTTGCTCGTTTTCCCATTCTGCAGCTTTTGGACCGGCAGGCGCAGCGTTTGGCCGACATGGATACGACCGTGGACCAGCACGTAAGGGCGATGCGCGTTCCGTATGTTATAAGCGTGGACGAGTATTCCAAGAAGCAGGCACAGGACATGTACAACCGAATCGATTCGGGACAGCCAGCCATCTTCATGAACGCAAGCGGAATGCAGGCGGTGAACATACAAGTGCTGCAGACCATGAACAAGGCAGCATATGCGGGCTCGGATATCCTCAACGACGAGCTCAAAATTGTGTCTGCCGTCTACACGATGCTCGGCATCGACAACAACGCCGCCGCTGAGAAGAAGGAGCGCGTACAGACTGCCGAGACTTTGGCGAACAATGAACAATTCATGATTCAGCGCAATTCGTTTTTGAAGCCGCGCAAAGAGTTCTGCAAGAAGATAAACAAAATGTATGGCTGGAATTGCGATGTGAAATGGAGCGTCCCGCATATGCCGCAGACCGATGATAGCTGGCCCATTGCGGAGGGCTCGCAGTTCTTGGACAGCGGTGGGCAAATCTACCCGCAGGAGGAAGCGACCAATGCTAACCTTTAACAACAACGACTTCACGACGCTCGAAGAACACCAGTACACCTTGCGCGATGTGACGGACGCCCTGGGCTACGATTGGGGGATGCAGGATTACCCCATTTTCGATGAAGCCTATCGCGAAAAGCTCAACCGCGCGATATGGAACCATTTCGCGTACCGCCGAATCGCGAGCGACACGCCAGCCATGTTCATTTTCTATTTGAACAGGCGAATGAACGAGCAAATGCCGAATTACAACAAGGTGTATGAGCTTGTGCGCAGGGAGCAGTTCAACCCATTCGCGACCGCGCAGGGCTGGAACGACAGCGAGAGCGAGGGAAGCTCCACCGGAGTAGGCGTCGCGACCGCTTCGAGCACTCCCCAGGTTTACTTGAACAACCCAGACGGCGAGCAATACCTGACGGGACTCAACAAACAGACGAACGACGGCAGCCAAAAGGGCACGTCCAAGACGCATTACGAAACTATCTCGGGCAGCGTCGGCAATGCCGTCTATGATATGATGGCATCGAGTTTCGTGGCAACGGACAACCTCGTATTCGCCGCGCTGGAACCGCTGTTCATGCAGACTTGGGACGATTTGCCGATGTAAGGAGGAACATTGCACAAGCACGATTTGGTGTACCAGAGAATCAAGCTCGAAAGTCAGGTGGAATACATTTCGAGCGAAGCCCAGCGGGCCATGCAGCGTGACGATGTGCCGATGTATAAGGCGCTCCACCAGCTCCATTTGAGCCTTACGGCTTGCCTGGCGGAAGTGGCGGAAGCCATCGACATCCTAGAGCAGCGAGAGGAGTTGAAGTGACATGTATGAGCCTTATGGGTTCACGGCTCTCACGGGCCAGAACGCGGCGAGCACGCAGGCGAAGAATATGCAGCCTAGCATGCCTGGGTATACGGGGCTTGATTCGATGACGTTCGACCAGATGCGCACGCCCGAGGACCAGATTCATTGGCTGTATCTCTACGCGTCCACGCTTGATATGAACACGCTCGACGTCGATACGGCGCAGGCCATGATTGACGCATCGGCGGAAGCACTCAAAGCGTACGTGGATGCGCAGGACAAAGGCATAAGGGAGTATGTAGATGCGCAGGACGCTGCAATCAAGGTGGACGTTGATATAAAGTACAACCACCTGCTTCGGCTTATCAACCAGCTCGCAGAATTCCCCGGCACCGTGTTCGACCCGACGTACGGCGATATACGGCCCATTAAAATCGTATGCGAGCGCATTTACGATTTCGACCGAATCTTCGCAAGCCCTGCTGGCGAATACGACGCCAAGGAGCTTACGGCAGCAGGCTACGACGGCTTGGGCGTGGAAGCGCGCGAGTATGATGTGGCTTTCGCGCTTATCACGTATGAGGAGGAACAATGACGAGGGCAGTAGGAAACGGCTTGATTAAAACCCTGGCCGACACAATCGGCACGGGCGCAGTAGGAAAGCTGGCGAAGCAGGTCGCAGGGCTTTCAACGGATATGGCGAATATCAAGACGCCTGATAAGGGCTCGGGACTTATGTTCAATCCCGAGACGGGAAAGCTCTATATCCCTTGTGGAAACGGTGTGACCGTGAACAAGACTACGGGGATGCTCGAAGTCCCCATCGGGGAGCACCTTCGCTACACAGGCAGCGGCTTGGACGTTCCCGACGCGGACGAGACCACGGCGGGCGTTGTGAAGCTGACGCACGAGGTAAGCAACCGAGACGATGGCGAGTGGGCTATCACGGCTGATGGCGTGTATGCGTATGCAAAGCCGCTTAAATCGAAAGAACAAAAACAACTGCAGTCTAGCAATAACGCTTTGTTGGTAGGATTCTACCCAATTTATTATGCCAATGGCATTATTATTAGCGGCTACATTCGTCCACAACAGGGAACATCAGAGACTAATGAGATTTTCCGCGTCAAAGGTTTCAATGCTGCAACAACCAGCGCACAAGTAAATTGGTTAAATTCAGAGCTATACCAAGTATTCAATGAAGAGTGGCATGTACGCAATGAAGGAAACGATTTTGTGATTTTCACTGGAAATAATGAAATACACAGCATTACTACAAGAATCACGGAACCAGTAACACTGCTGTTTCCCGTTCCAGGCAACCTAACAATCTAAGGAGTAAAATGTCACACACCAATGAAACCCTCAATTACAAGCTGCCGCAGTTTGTGGACACTGACCAGCCGACGTGGCTCGGCGATTTCAACGGCGCGATGCTCTCGCTTGACACAGCTGTGCACGACGCGGCAACCAAGGCTGACCAGGCAGGCAAGGACTTCGCCACGCTCGACCACACCGTTGAGGGGCATACCACACAAATCGAGCAGCTCGAAACCGACACGGGCAACCTTACCACGACCGTTAGCGGTCTGGAAGAGAAGGTCGCAGACCACACTGCATCCATCGCCGAATTGCATGAGGGCTTGGACAGCCTGGAGAACGCCACGAAATACGACGGAATCACCAATCACGTCACGAACGCGGCCGCGCTGTTCCGAACCACGGGCAACTACGACCGACAGGGCGGCTGCCCGTGTGGCGATGATTTGTACGCCATCTATGGATACGGAACGGACGTATCCCAAGTCACGCTTTACAAGGTGAGCACGGGCACCGTCGTTGCCACGTACGACGTTGGAGATACCGAGTTCCATGGAAACGGCATGAGCTATTACAATGGCGAGCTTATCTTGGCTGGCAGCTCCGCTACCACCAAGGGCAACCAGATTTATTTCTTCCAGGTCACGTCTAGCTCCATCACGCTCACGAAAACCATCAGCGCTGCGCAGTTCGGTTTGGGCGCGTGCTGGGGCTTCGGCCATTACAAGGACACCGATAATGAATACTACTGGGCTACCGACTACCTGACGAACTTCTACTATGTCAACAAAGCTTGCACTGTATCGAGCAAAATCGGACGTGTGTATCTGCCGGGCAGCGCAGGCCAGGAATACTCCACGCAGCAAGGGTGCAGCTATTCCAAGGAATACTCGGTATTCCTGAGCTGCCGTTCGAACTGCATCAACGTGTTCACGGACAAGCTCAAGTACATCAAGACTATCCCGATTGATGAAACGCTGGGCTTTGTGTGGCGAGAGGAAATCGAACAGGCCACCATCTACGGCGGAAAGCTTTGGATGCACAATAACCCTATCGGCACGACGGCCTACACGGACAACCACGTAGGCTGCGTGTGGAGCGTAGACGTCGGAACCGAAATGCCGAGGGGCTGGGGCAACGGCGATTACAATTCCAACTTCGCCATTGTATTCGACGGCGCTACGCAGGTTCCCACTTCGAGCGACGGCAATCCGAATAGACAGCTTACTGTAGGCTACATGCAGGACGTTTCAGCGGTGCAAGCGCAGCTCGGTGACCTCCCTTACAATATCTCCATTCAGGCATCTTCGAACGACGTGCTGATGATTTTGAAACATTCGCAAATCAGGGGCGGCGGGAAAACCTGGGCAGGCATCTACGCGCTCGCTGGCTACACCATCTACGACGCAGCCGAGCTATACAAAAACCTGAAAAACGCCCGCTTCGGGTCGCTTTTCTCAGGAGTGTCCAACATTACTTGCACGCTTTACACTGAATTCCCAAGCGGCATCACAAGCGGCGATAAAAAGGTCGCCGAAATCTATGGCGGAACGCTTCTGGTTCGAAATGATAACAGCGTTGCCAACATCAAGGCCATTGATACTACGCGCTCATACGCGATTTGGGCAATCGAGTAGCCATGCTGCGGTTCATCGACATATCGAACTGGCAGGGAGGTATCGACCTCCCTGCCCTTCTCCCCAATGTGGACGGCGTTGTGTGCAAGGCCACCGAGGGCGCGACGTTCGTTGACCCGTACTGCGATGGCTGGGTTCAGCAATGCATCAACGCAGGAAAGCCCTGGGGGTTCTATCATTTCGCTGGCAACGGCAGCGCAAGCGAGGAAGCGACATTCTTCGTTAGAAACTGCCAAGGGTATTTCCGCAACGGGATACCTATACTCGATTGGGAGGGAAACCAAAGCGTCAGATGGGTTAATGCATTCGTGCAGAAGGTTCATTCGCTCACAGGCGTTTGGCCGTGGGTATATGGCAACCCTTGGCGCTTCAACCAAGGCGGAGTGGAACCGAACTGTGCCAGATGGGTAGCGGAGTACCCTGCTGTTACCTCCCCGAGCTTCGAGCAGGCTGAAAGCTGGGAATGCTCTGAGACTGACGGCAATGTGGTCGCGTGGCAATTCTGCTCGGATGGACGAGTGAGCGGCTATAATGGAAACCTGGACTGCTCGCTGTTCTACGGCACCGAGAAACAATGGAGGGCTTATGCATTGGGCGGAAATCCTGCATCTGACAGTGGGAGCAATAACCCTAGCCCTGATTCTGATGTATCAGTGCTAGAGAATGACGAGTACAAAATCACGATTGAAAGGAAATGAAATGGATTGGCATATCACGGCTTTCGCGCTGGGGTTCATAGCCCTAGATTTGCTCACGGGCTTCGCGCAGGCCGTCGCGAACAAAACAGTGGACTCGACGAAAATGCGAGATGGGCTTTGGCATAAATGCGGGTTCGTCTTGACCATGCTTTTGGCGGCTCTGATTGAATGGGCGATGAAATACATCGACTTGGGGTTCACGCTCCCGCTGTTCGTGCCCGTGTGCGTGTTCATCATGCTCACCGAAATAGTAAGCATCTTCGAGAATATCTGCGAGCTCAGTCCCGAGCTCGCAAGCTCGAAGCTTGCGCAGCTTTTCAAAATTGACGTAAAATAGAACAGTCGGATACCGACAGCATATTATCCGCGAAGCGCAGGAATCTGGTAAGCCCTGCGCTTCACTTGTATTTGGAGACGAAATGGCTTGGACTAAAGAGCAACAGCAATACACGGAATACGTGATTTGCACCGTGGAATCAGGGTGCGACTACGCGAGCGTGAACACGAGCGACCCCATCACGCTCGGCATCGGGCAGTTTTATGGTGCGAACGCTTGCGCCCTGATGGAAAAGCTCAAAGCCGATGCGCCAGAAAGCTATGCCAAACTCAGCAGCCGACTGCGTAACGCAGTGGACACCCACCCTTCGAGCGAATGGGACTGGTGGAGCGGCTTTTACCTTTACAACGACGATGCGAATTCATGGGTAGCTTCTGCGCAGGACGCCGCGAATCACAAGGTGCAGGACGAGTTTTTCATGAATTGGGTGTTCGGCACGGACGGTGCTTTCTCTACCCTCGAAGGGTGGGGGATGGACACGAGCAAAGTGAAGGAAACCATCTTCATGCTCACCGTGTACCATCAGCGGCCTGCAAGCGCGAACCAGATTTTGGCCAACATCGGCGGCAGCAGAAGCTTGAGCGAATACCTATCGGCAACGCTCAATACGTGGCCCGTGTCGGGATACTCGAACCGATACAACAAGGCATACGGACTGCTCAATTCGTGGGACGGCACGTCAGCCCCGCCCGACTTCGGGCAAAGCGATTACACGCCAGGCAACAACCCGAACACGAACGGACAGGTTTCGAGCAGCGTTGGGCGTATCGAGCTGGTTGGCAATGACTTAATCGTGTATGGCAAGATGGGCAACGGGGACAGGCTTGTATGCCACAACACGGGCAATGGCATATGGCTCCCGCTCCGAAACGCTTCGGCTCCCGACTACCCAGGCACGGGCGGCGGCGGCTCGACAGGCGGCGGAACCGAGGAATTCAAGAAGATGAAAGCCCTGTGGGAAGCAAACGAAGGCAAATTCCAGTACGCGCAGAGTGCGGGACGACTTGAGCCTGAAATAAGCGGGTTCACTGACTGCTCGGCGTGCATTTGGTGGGCAGCAAACAAAGTCACGAACGGCAAATACAATTGGCTCGGGACCTCGACGTACACGATGCGCACGACGGCGAGCAAGGTATGCGACGGCATCCAACGCGACCTCATGAAGCCTGGGGACTTGATTCTTATGAACAACCAGTATGGCGAGCATGTGGGGTGGTACTGGGGCGATGGAATCGCATGGGGCGCAGGCTCCGCGCCATGCCCGAAAGTAGAAGCAAACCCGGTGGAAGATTATAATAACTGGGGTTGGAATTTGATGATTTACAGATTTTTGGAGGATTGATGGACGGCATTCCTAAATGGGCCCGATGGGACCCGAGTAATCTTATGGGCGCAAAATGCGCAATACGCCTATGCACTGGGCCACGAAGCCTTGGCAAGACCTACGCTATGAAAAAGCTTGGCATCAGACGATACCTCGAAAATGGCGAGACTTGGGCATACATCCGCTACAACGACGCGATGATTGAGCGAATCTTACACAGCCCCGAGGGCTTCTTATCCGATATCGAGAGAAACAACGAGTTCCCTGGCTATACCTTCCGCATGAGCGGTCGCATGATGCAGGTTTCGAAGAAGCCCAAAAACGCTACCAAGAAGTGGAAGCCGAAGTGGAAAAACATGGGACAAATGTACGCGCTCACCTCATTCGATTCGTACAAAGGCACGACAACTGCCAACTGCACACTCATGGTACTCGATGAATTTATCAAAGAGAATAAGACCGTACCCTATCCACCAAACTGCGTGGATATGCTCATGAGCATGTGGGAGACGTTCGACCGCCGAGAAAACCGCGTTATCATAGTATGCCTGGCGAACACTGCCGATTTAGTTAATCCGTTATTCCTGGCATGGAACATCACGCCTATTCCTAAAGGTTCTAGCCGTTATTTCAAGGTAGGCGAAAGCCACGCTTATTACGAGAACGCTTTCTGCGAAGAGTTCGAGAAGTATTCCGCCAAATCTAATATCGGCATGTTCACAGCTGGCTCGGACTATGCCGAATACGCACAACAGAACGAGTTCATGAACGCAACAGGGCTGTTCGTGAAGAAGCGACCAAAAGGCTGCGACTGCATCGTAGCTATGAAGTTCAAGGGCATCCCCTTTGCCGTCTGGCAGGACTTCCATACGGGAAACGTTTTCATTGACCGAAAGCCACCGCAGAACAAGACCATTGCTGTTCTAACGCGACATGACATGACGCCAGATACCCGTCTAATCGAGCGCACGGCCCCGCTGATTAAGTTCGCCATGCGAAGCTATTCCCAAGGCGAATGCTACTTCGACAGCGACGCCACACGCGAAATGTGGCTGGATATGCTCGTAATGTGCGGATTGAAATAAGAAAGCCCGTCTAGTGACGGGCTTTCCTTTCTATATACTCTGCCCTGAGTTGGTTATAGTCTGTTTTGAACTCTTCAAACGTTTTCACGGCTACTCCAAACTAAGAACGTTGCCTTCTACACACACGCGATAAAGTGTATCGAGAGCTGCAGCCTTGCACGCGTTTATGGCGTCGCCGATATCCTCAAACCCAAAATCGAATGAAATCAAAATGCGCTCTTCGCCCTTGCAAAGAACGTATCCATACAAACGATTGTATGTACGTGCAAGCCAGGAATCTATTTCTGAATTTTCTTCCTTTACCACTCCAGTCTTGACCGAAATAATCTGCCCTGAAAAAGCACCTTCTACGCGCAGCTCGCGTTCTACCGTCATTTTCATATCAGCGTTTCCTTTCTATCGCTACCACCTGGTTCGGATTTAAAACTATCGTTCGCGAGGTGCAACAAACCACGTATTTATTTCTAGCCAGTCCGATTACAGTTCCCTGGGCTATTTCGTACCACGTCAAACGGTTTGTATCTATTGGCGTGAGCCAGTATATTCGACCACCAACTATGCCCTCGTCGCGCGTCTGGGTAAAGGTGCAAGTTCGAAAATCATGAATTACCTTCTTCCATAAAATCGAACGTTCTACAGGGTTTGATGCACTAATGAATTCTGCCCGGTGTTTGTTCACGATAGCAGAGCGCTCGACTGGTAGAATTATTTGATGGACCATGATAGCTCCTATCTATTCGAACATGTCTTTAATGAGCATGAGCAGTACCACAGCTGCAGCGGCTAGCACGATTATGGATACAATCATAAAGACACAAACGAAAATGGTGTATAGAACTTCCATGGATTTTCCTTTCTAAACGATGCCAAGGGTGAAAAAGAACGCTGCGAGCGGAAGGGCGTTCGTGTTGTCTGTCTTGAAAAACACGGCCACGAACAGCGCCCCGAGTAGGAGAAAGCCGATTTGAGCTAGTTGCATGATGCGGCCCTGCCTATGACACAAGACGATACCAGCATAAATATTCATCGAAGCGGTAGACAAACTGGCTATGAACCACCAGACTTTCGCCGAATACTTGCACAACGAAATAAGTAGCGCCAAGGCGGTCCGCTTCGCGCTCGAACTCGTCAAGGTCGAACGAAAGCGTTGGCATAAAATCGACGGCGAAAGCTTCACGGCTGCCGTTGTAATAAGTTACAACTGCATGAGGGCGAAATTTGATAGTTGACATGGCATTCCCTTTCTTTTTTGGTTGCATTGAAGCCCTTAGGCTACAACCTGGCACACGCTCGCATGTGCCAGGTTGTAGCCTGCCTGGCGGCAGGCTGGAACTTATTTAATAAGCTCGAAAGTATTAGCATCGAATATAAATTCGGGGGCATCAGGCGACCCGTCAAACGCCACGACAATATAGGGGCGCTCGACTTTTGCAACCGTGTAGACAGCAGGCCAGCACCCTAACAGGGTACGGCATGCTTCCTTAATGCCGATAGCCTTTAATCCCCAATAGTTTTCTGCTTCTTGAATGCCACTCGTCGCAGCATCGTGGCGGTTCGACTCACAAAAAGCCAGCTCGGACGCGACATTTTGCACCATCTCCGATGTGATTTCCTTTTTCATAATTAATCCCTTCATGTGCGTGTTATAGGCGGATACTGTGTTATAGGCGGATACCCTGCGAGTATGCGAAGTCGTATACATCAAAAGCGGCTTCGCGGGGGCATGAGCTAAACAGGAGCCAATTCACGAAACGCGTAGCGGCTTCGCGCGGTGTATAAACGCCGTTATATATCTCCCGCTGCCACGATTCGCCCGATATCGGAGTAAAACGGACTGCACAGCCAAGGCCATCGGCATATAGTTTGAATTTGCAGCCGTCGCACGGTGGAACGACTTCATTCGCATGGTTTACGAGCTCCTGCAGGCCCTTGCGAGTGTATCGAGTAGTCATGATTTGGTTTCCTTTCGAGTGGTGTTGTTTTTGCCTGCTGTTAGGTTTCCCTTTCGGCTATACATGTATTGTAGCAGAACAGCATGTGAACGCAATAAGTATTTCGATGCTACTTAATAACTAACGACCATGGGGTGGGTTACTACTACCCTGACTCACATACT